TGCACGAGCGGATCCTGCATCTGCTGCTGAGCCTTTTGAGCTTGAGCCTCCTGAGTATCTTTCTGGAGAAGCTGCGCTGCCGCTTCCGCTGCAAGGCGGGACAGTTCAACTTCAACTTGAGGCGGCAACTCGTTCTCGCCCCCTTCGGCAGGCGGCGGGGGCAACGATGCACCTAACTGCTTCTCAATCTCGCGGCGGTACTTAAACGCCGTGTGTTCCATAATGTGTGCCTGAATAGCCCCCATAATCTGCTGTGCCATTGGGTTTTGCCCAACCGTCTGCATAATCATCGGGTCTTGTATAAACGCTGTGTGCGTCTGCAAGTGAGCATCGTGGTCCTGATGAATAAACGCCATGGTCGGCTTACCAGTCAGGAACCCCATGTTTTCACTAATCGGGTCGATTGGCCGCAATTCTTCTTGTACCGGGATAATCTTGGCCGCGTTCTTGACGCCCAAAGTCTCAATCATCTGACGGTGCAGATACGGCATGTCATAGATCTGCGGAGCGGTCTGAGAAAGCTGCAATACCGCTTGGTACTGCACAACCTTCTGCGACATGGTTGCCGCATTCGGGTCGGACACCGGCAAGACATCGACGTTATCGTAGTCTGCTTTCTTGGCCCGGCTGTCGCCAATTTCTGGCTCGTAGCTGTACTCTTCCGGGGTGTAGTCCCGAATAATTCCGGCGAGGAGTTTGAACTCCTGCTTCATCGTGTAATACACGCGAGCCTGCACAGCCGACATCACCTTCAACACACGCTCCAACACGGCGAGTGTCGTACCCACCGGAGCCTGCGAAGACATATCGGAGATCTTCAGATCCGACACCGCAGCAAAGCGGCGTCCTTCCTCGACCACTCGGTCCATCAACTGGGCCAAAGTCTGCGAGGGTTCCTTGTACGGGAGAGGCAAAATGTTGTCGCGGATCGCCCCCGATGGGATATCTACGTCGCGGAATTCTCCCGGAGCAATAGGCGTATCGTCTCCCTTAATTCTAAGCCCGCGTGACTTGAGGCCGCCCGGAAGGTTGCTGAGGGTTCCTGCGTCGATAAGCTGCCTAAGAAGAGATGTAGCTGCCTTAGAGTGTCCGCCGATAAGGTGGATGAGACCAAAGTAGTAGAACCCGAAACCGGGGATGTAACCATAATGAACAAAGTGCTGTCGCTTGGCTTTAAGCTCATCGTCTTCCTTCCAATTCCGCCGAATGGCTAGAACAGTTCCCGTACCCTTTTCAATAGTCACCACGTACGGCAGTGCAATACCAGTCTCGTTGTTGTCGTCGTCAACGTTTGGATACCCCGCAAGGTCCAGATTGACGTGCATCTCAAGCAACTGGAACCGGTCATCCATAGACGCCGAGAACCCTTGGTCCTCAGCCTTCTGCTTCTCCACCTCGTCCATCGTGCGAATCGGATCGCCCAGATCAATATCACGATAGAACCCGGCGTACTGAAGTTTCTTAACGTCGTTCTCGCTCTTACGCATCTTGTGCGTAACACGCTCGGCTGTCTCTAAATTCGCCGCACCATACGGCACAACGATATCTTCCGCCGGGATATATAAAGCGGTCTGACGCCCCAACGCCGGGTCGTAATACACCTTCTTGAACGCATTACCCGCGAGGGCAAGACTGAGGAGAAGCCGCTCATGCTCGGGGCGATACTCCGGCATTTTCTCGGTCAACTGATAATTCATATCATCAGCAACACGTACCGCAGCGTCTTTCTTCTCCGGGGTCTCCTTACCGATAATCTTGGTCTTCACCGGCCCTGCTGCCGGGAATGTCTCCATAATAGTCTCGGACTGGAACTTGACCGCCGACTCCATCAGGAGCGGGTGGAACACACCGCAAGCACCCGGCCACGGCTCAGTCCGCTCTTCGTACCGGATACCAAGAATCTTCAGTCCCTTAACGTAAGTATCAAGCCATTCTTTGCGGTCAGCGAGGTCTTGGTCGTACTTACCAAGGAGTTCACCGGAGAGAGTCTGCAACTCGCTCTCATCCATAAAGTCTGCAAGGTTGGCGTCAAAATCTTCAGCACGCGACTGACTTTCGCCAAATTCAATCATCATCCCGTCAACGCCAATCCGCACTGCTTCCGGGTCTACCACTTCAATTTCGATAGGAGCGGTGTCGGCTGCAAGAGCATCCAGACCCAACGGGGCCTCATACAGACCTTTATCCATATTTGCAGCCATCTATATTCTCCTAGTAATAACCTTCTCTACGTCGTTTAAAAAATCGTTCCGGTTCAGGCTCGTCGCTAGCTAAGCGCAAGAACCCACCTTGCCTGTACCGCAATAGGGCTTGTGTCATGGAGTCCACCAAGTCATCATGTTCTCCAGATGGGAAACTGGCGACTTCTTCGACCAGTTCCTCGGCCCAGTGGGTGTTCGGTACCCACACCCTACCAGATGCGAATATATCAGCAACTGCGTTCAAGCGGGCGATCTTGTCATTACCCTTGCTTGGGGTGAACTCCTGCACCGGAATACCCATGGCCCGCAGTTCAAATATGAGGGGGCTACCTGCGGCCTTCGCTTCCACAATCAAACTGTCCGGATTCCAGTACTTGTATTCCTCTTGTGCCCGCTCCTTTAGCTCCGGAAACTCCATACGGTTTTTGAATGCGTTAAGCAGGATGATATTCGACTGATATTTCCCGGTGTCGTCCGGAGATTCGAAGATTCCCCACGTAGTACATGCAGAGTAATCGGCACGCTGGGACTTGAGGAACGCGGTATCCCAAGACTGGATCACGTAACTGCATGGAGGGGGGCTGTCGTTTTCCCAAACCTTCCACCACTCACGTTTAACGATGGCCGATACGTCAGAAGTAGGCTCTTGCTGGTACTGAGCCATCCATTTGCCGTTTGGAAGCTCTTGTTTTAGTGCTTCTAGCTCCGCGAGACTCCAAAACTGCGGCCAAAGTGGGTTTCCAGAAGGCAAAAGTGCCGGAAATTCGATAACTTCCCACTCTTCTCCACTTCTTTGTGCTGCGGCCTTCAAAACTTGCCCGGTTAGGTCCTTTTTTGACCACCGAGTCATCACTATTACAATGGCACCACCCGGTTGGAGACGCTGACGAGGCCCTGATGTGTACCACTCGTAGGTCTTTTCGTAGACTTCGGGGTTTGACTCGGCCAGAGTTGCTTCTTGTTCCGAGTGCGGGTCGTCAATAATCAGTAGATCGGCACCCTTACCGGTTACTGCACCGCCAACACCGATGGCAAAGTACTCACCAGCGTAGTTTGTAGCCCATCTTCCGGCTGCTTTTGAGTCTGCTTGCAGCGCAACCTCTGGAAATATGTCTTTGTACCGGTCTGAATCCACCAAGTTACGTACTTTACGTCCAAACCCCACCGCCAATTCCGCTGTGTGAGAAGTCTGAATGATCTTCTTGCCGGGGAATCTCCCTAAAAACCAACTTGGTAGCAGGTACGAAGCAAACTCAGACTTCGTATGACGGGGTGGCATATTGATAATGAGGCGTTTTACTTCCCCATTTGCCACGCGTTCGAAGGCTCGGGCCATCTTCTCGTGGTGTCGGCCATGTATGAAGTTTGGCCACACATAATTAACGTAGGCCATGAAGTCGTTTTGGGATTTCTCCTTGGTGCCAACCTTGCGAGCTTCAGCCAGAAGCTGCCCCACCTTTTGCTGCAATTCAGGCGGTAGGTTCGGCAGGCGTTGTTCGATGTTACGGAGTAGGTTCGGATCCATCTTTCGTAGCAACTTCTTGTGAGTTGTTGAGTCCTAACTCTTCATCCAGATCAATCTCTGCAAGGGCTACGGGTTTATCTTCGTCCACTACCTCGTATTCACCTTCATATAATTGCAGAGTTTTCTTCAACTCGTCTTCGATGTCCTTAACCGTACGGTGCGTCACATTTACGTCGATCCTCTCCGAAAAGAGTCCAACTCCTGAGACTTTGCCCAGTAGTTCCAGAGCCTTGAGCCTGACCTTTGCATCTTCGTCAGTAGACTCAACGACCAGCTTGTTTGTGACGTAATTACGCAGCCGACGATGTACGTCGAATAATTCCCGGTCGAACTCGGTAAGTATCGTATTAAGGTGTTTAACCGAAGCAGGCGTAAGGTCTCTTGGAGGCGGAAGTTTCTCTTCCAGCATTATCTCGTGAGACTGCATTCGATCATCGTCCGTAACTTCGACGGACAAGCCTTCACTCTCTAGAACCTCAACCGTGTTGAGTAGAGCCTCAGCTTTTGCGCGGAAGTCGTTTAGCTCTTCCGGAGTTGTATCAAATGGGAACGGAATCCCCAGTTCTGGCGTTGCAACAACCGGCATAACCGTGCCTGTGATGTCGTTGCCCGGGAGTATACGGACTATTTTAAAAAATACAAATATATCCCGTGGGGGTATGGGACCCAAACGAGGTACCGGGGGGTGTTTCTATATGAGGGGGGTAGGGGTCTGCCCGGGAAAAAACTAAGTCCGGTTACGATTCCGGAGTGCTTTGTCAAAGACGCGCCTTAAGTGGTGGTGATGAAGGGGACTTAAGGAAGCCAGCACCGATTTTAAAAATAGTATACCAGATGTGCGGATCATAGAGTACAGAGAGACGCGGGACTCCTAATGCCATTTGGGTGGGTCGGGGTACGGTGGGGTCGCATCCAGCCCGATGTATAAACATTGTTTATACTTTGAAATCCTAAAACACTTGACATTATCACCACAATATGAGATTATAATAGGGCAATCGCGGCAAGGGCCGCAGCAATATATAAACAAGTTTACAAATGGAGTGCATATCATGATTAACGCGAACATCAAAAAGGTTGTGACGGACGCTATCGCCACCGAGACAAAGGCAGAGCGCAAGTGGTTGGATGTGGGCGCAGCGGTGCGCGCCGAGTATGCGAGTGAGGCCGCACTAAATGAGGTGCGTGCCGAATTTCTGGACACGGTGATTTATCCGGCCATGGGCGATGAGGCCGTCAAGGTGATTAAGGCCGAGATTCCCCGCAAGGGCACGAAGGATTGGAACGACGCCGGTGCGACTCAACAGGCCGCGTGGACTGCGATGAACGACGCGAAGAAAACGGTACGCGGCAAGGGCTCAGTCTACTTTGGTCGCGTGGTCAAGTACGCTTTCCCGAGTGAGGCAGAATCTGAACCGGCCGCCAAACGCGACCTGAAAACACGTTTGAACGAGGAGTTATCCGCGCTCATCAAGGCCTGCCAAAAGTCAGAAGGCGAGACATTCGACGTCGGCATGGTCATCGGCCACCTCGAATCGACTCTTAAGTACGTCAACAAGTAAGACCCACCGAGTGACCCGCGCCACATGGCGCGGGTTATTTTTTCACCGAACTATCATGCCTG